GTGGTTTGATCTGTGTTGTCAATTAATTCAAAAGCTGCTCCGTTGTATCTATAGATGTTTGGATAATTTTCTAAATCGCTAGTGTCAATCCATAAATCACCAGTGACTAAAACATCACCATTGGATTGTGTGGTAGGCTTTGTTGCTGAAAATTGAGGTCCTTCTGCATCTGTGGATGCTAGTGCAGTTTTATAACCAACCCATGTTGTTCCGTTGTGTTTCATGATGTCAGCTTCTAAATTAGTGTTGTACCATAGTGTACCATCTGTGGGTTCGTTTCTCGGTTCTGACACAGAAGCTGTGTAGGCTAAACCTCTCCAGTTCGAAGCCATGACTTCATAGTTGGTGTATCCAACTGGTGTCTTGTATAAATTACTTACTTTGTTTACATCAGTAGAGTGTGCACCGTATTCATAAGCATTTGCCGGAGCAAAGCCGATGTTGGTTAATATTGTACCTGCACCTACATTCGTCATTCTAATCTCTCCACCTAATTCGTGAGTGATTTGAATAGCACCTGTGTCAAGCACACGAGCAGTAACGTTTGTAAATCCTGCAGAGCTAATTCCAGCAACAAAGGCATCAGCAGTTGTACCGCTAACTGTGACTACTTTTGCTGCAGCTAATCCTGCTTGACCTTTTAATGATTCTTGAACTCTGATTTGATTTCCGCTTGTGAAACTTGGAGCAGTATTTTTAGAAGTTATAACAGTTTTTCCACCATTGTATTTGAACACAGTAAAATCACCTAAATTAGGAGATGCTGCTTCGGTCACATTGTATTGTGTGTAAAGTTTGCCTGCAGCGATACCAGAGCCACCGTTTGAAGGATCTATTGCATAGATCGCAGCATGATTGGTTGCGTATAGAGGTGCATTCACATTTGACCAAGCAGTTGTGCTAGAGTTATAAATTTTTACAGAAATGTTTGCTCCTGCATTTGGAGTGGTTGTCTTAAACCAAACAGAACCAGAGGGAGCAGATCCTCCGTCCACTGTTTTAAATAAAGGTCTATCAGTGTGTGAAGATTGTTGGAAAAGTTTAGTGCTTTCTTTCCATGTAGTACCGCCCACTTGTACCCATGCATTAGAACTGTTTTTGTAGTAGATTGTGTTTTCATTGTTGGTTGTATTGATAGCATAATCACCTTTGGAACCAATGGAAGTTTTTGGAGCACCCGTGGCTACTCCTCCAACTAAATCACCAGTTGATGTGATCAGTATTGGCTTGATTGCAGTGAATTCTTGTGCTGAACTTGAAAATTCAAACAATCCTGGCACTGTTGATGATAAATCAAACCAGTAAGAATTGTTAGTTGGATTTGCCGATGGTGCAGTTGCACTGCCAGATAATTCTGAAAGGTCAACGTTGGCTCTTAATACAAATGCTCTATTGGCAATACCTAAGAATGAATAAGCTGCTTGCAGGCCATATTCGTTTAGCTCATAGCCATTCAACGAGTTGCCTGATGTATTTGTGTAGAATTTTGGATCTCCAAAAGTCTCTGTAAGTTCTCTTTGCGAAGAGATCAAATATACTGAATTTGCGTTGGCAGTTTTAGTGCCTGATGCTACTGATGTGCCTGCACCGTTCAATTTGTTTTGTGAGGAAGCAATAATCAATAGTGGTGTTGCTCCTGCGTTTGCTGGTACATAGAAACTCTCATTTATTACTGTGACTTCTACGCCTGGTGATGTTAATGCCATATTGTTAGTTCTCCTTGCAAGTATAACTAGACTTATTTATTGTTCTGCACGGTTTTTACGGCGTTATCTTGACAATTTTGGTGCCTATATAGGGCACGTAAATACACATGTATGAAGAGACCGCTGTGTAACACCTGTAGATCTAACCCCAGAGCGTATGGCTATAAAAAAGGCACTAAAATCTATTGGCGCAGTCAATGCGATACCTGTATACGTAAAAAAAAGAACTTGAGAGTTAACGGTCCCACTCGATGGTTCTTGTCGGGTTATCGTAAAAAAGTACGCTGCGAATTATGTGGATTTAAAGCGGTGCATGAATCACAAATGGATGTGTTCCATGTGGATGGCAATAAAAATAACACCTCTGTTTATAATTTAAAAACTATATGCTCTAATTGCCAGCGTTTAAAAAGCACACAGGAATTGGGTTGGTCTATTGGGGATCTTGAGGTAGATGCTTGATCATAGCATACACTTTTAACTTTAACTCTTCTAGGTTGCTTGAATTATCTATCTCATAGTCAAACGTTTGACCTATCCAATCCCATTCGCTTTGATGCACTGCTCTTTCTTGCATCTCTTTTTGAGTGGGTATAGGACCTCGTCTAACGAGTACAACTTTGCCTTTTAATGCTCTAATAGTTTCTATTTCATTGATAAATCTTGTGTCACTGAGTACTATTTTTCCACCTTTGTAGCGAGCAGTGAATGAATCTATCCAAATACTGTCATGGAAATGTCCTCGCATGATTTCTGTTCCCCAATATTGTAGCACATATCGTGGAGTCACCGCTCTGTCAAGTTTATTACTCCAATAAGGATCAATTCTTTCTCTCCACATGCGACTCTCTTGTGTGGCGCCTTCCAATAATGTTCTATCCCACCCAAATATTGCACTCACAGCATCTTTCAATGATTTTGCAAAACTGTCTCTTTGAAATCCGTGATCATTAACCAAAAAATCTGCAACTGTGTCTTTGCCAGACCCAATTAATCCTACTAATCCTATAAGCATAGAATTATATTACAGGTTTTTTAATCTTTTTGCAATCTCTTGCTGAGTTTTTTTAACGGTCTTTAATATCTGCTCTCGCATTGCAGTTTTATCAGCTACCCTGCTCATATTTTCTAATGCGGTAACTAGGTCTTCTAACTCTTCAAGTGTTAGATCTCGAATTTTCTTGATGCCTGTATTAGCCATAATCAGATATATTTAATCTGAAGTGTTAACGAATTAAAATATAATAAAAAGAATTAACCGATAATAAAACTAGTAGGCATACCACCATCGATAAAATTATTGATCTCTTGATCTAATTTTTCTATCATGGCCATACCGTCTTGTTTTAATGCGTCGCCGTTTAATGTGGTGCCACCCTGTGGTCCATTAATTTGTGAAAATTTACTTCGTGCTTCTCCCAACATTATTTTACAAACTGCTAGAGTGTAATCTCGTAACCACGGTTTGCTGTAAATATCTCTCAATAGAGTTATGTCAGGTCTAAAATTATCTGTGTGTAATAAAACTCTTTCTGTGTCTGATCTTGGTCTCTGAGTTATAGTTAAAGTTTTAGTAGCGTTATCATAATGATGTTGTATAAACGATCCAAACATTTTTCCCACCATTTCTTGATATGCCGCAAAAGCGTAATAAGTGGCCAATCCCCCAGATGCTCCTGTTCTCAATAGATAGGTGTTGGTATAGGCCAAGTTAAATGGTTCAAAAAGAGTTCCACCTTGCCCGTCACCTCGAGATCCCACAGTGGCTCTGTTTATATCTCTAACGTTGATAATTTCATCGGGTAGTATATACTTGTTTTGATCCTGTTTTAAATCTAAGAAAGCATAGCTTTCTTCCACAGCATTGCTGGATCTTTGTCTATAGCGATTAATAGCTCTTTCCAGCGCCGTTTGATAGTGTTTTGGGTCTAATTCTACGTCAATCATGCCATCACCTAGATTGTTTTTAACGTAATCGAATATTTCTTGTTGTCTTGTTTGTATCTCTGACATATGGATATTTATGGCTAGAGCCTTTTCCATAAATATGGTTGTATGCCACGTTTATCAATATATAGGCCAGAAAAAGGCAACGATTATAGGTTCTTTGATCGCACTATAAATGAGATGTTCCAAGTGGGAGGAGTGGACATCTTTTTTCACAAATACGTAGGACCGTACGATCAGGGTGCCACCAATAAAGATGGGTCTGCTAGTCCTGACCAGCCTAATTACAGTGGCAATACCAACGAGAGAACCATACAAGATTTATTATTCCTTGAAAATAGAGATAGAAAATATGATAAAGATATCTACACCATAAGAGGTATCTACAACGTGCAAGATACAGATTTTAACCTCAGTCAGTTTGGAATGTTTTTACAAAACGACACACTGTTCTTAACAGTGCACCTACAAGATGTGGTAGAAAGATTGGGCAGGAAACCCATGTCGGGAGATGTGGTAGAATTTCCCAATTTAAAAGATGATTACAGTTTAGATGCCAGCATACCTATTGCTCTGAAAAGTTTTTATGTGATTGAAGATGTCAATAGATCGGCTGAAGGATTTTCTCCCACTTATTGGCCGCATTTATTAAGATTAAAATTAAAAACTTTAGTAGACAGTCAAGAATTCCGAGACATATTAGGCGATGCCACAACAACAGGTTCTCTCGCTAGTTACATGAGCACTTACAATAAAGAAATACAAATAAATCAAGCAGTGGTAAATCAAGCCGAAGCAGACGCTCCAAAATCTGGATTTAATTTTAAGGAATTTTATGTTACTCCAATAGATGAGCGAGGCAATGTAAGATTAGAAGGAGTTAATTCAGAAGAAACTGTATCATCGGATCAAACTATTAATGCTGTGCTGGATACACCAGCTGGCAGCCATTATGGATTCTACTATGGAGGAGATGGCATACCACCCAATGGTAATCCTGCAGGATTTGGAACCAGTTTCCCAACATCCAATGTTAACAAAGGTGATTATTGGTTACGCACAGACTTTTTGCCTAATAGATTATTCCGTTGGGATGGATTAAGATGGAC